ATACCAATCAGTAAGTCTTATGGTTGTAGATAAGCCTAATTCAACAAGAAATGCTGTTTTGGTTTGTTGTGCTGAAACTTGTGTTTGTAAATCTGTTGATAAACTTCTTGGCATTATGTTATTACCTCTCTAACATCAAATGAAATGCTGTAAAAACCATTAGCATCTGTACTATACATAATATCATTATTCTCAAGATATACAGTAAAAGATGGCTTGTTTACAGTAACTTCTTCATTATCTGCTAAAGAGCTAACAAGATTTGGAGATATTTTTACAGCAGCTAGTCCGCCTGAAGCATTTGCATCTTCTTGCACCATATAAACTTTTGAATGACTGGCAAATTTAATTAAGTCACCAGCTTTTAATGCACCTGTTGTTTGTGAGAAACCATCCATGTTTACAGTATCTATTCCTGCTGAATGTGCGGTGTTTACAAGTATATCTGTTTCACCTTTACTTGCACCTAAATTATCTAGTGGTGCTTGTATTGTAAAGTTGCCAATAGCACCTTTTTGTTTTTGTAAGAAAGCGAATATCTCCTGTGCTTTCTCTTGTTGTATTGGTGGCATTTGAACTGTGAATGAAAAATACTGAGAGCCTATTTGTCTTGCAGACTTTTTGCCTGATAGGGTTTGATTCAGTAATGTAGGTCTATTGTCTTGAAAGTTTATTGACCTAAAGTTTGGGTCTGTAGGAAATGCACCTGACATTATACTATCCCCATTTTGCCTTGAGTATTCATGGCATTGTTAATTATTTGTGTTATTAATCCTTTTCTTGATGTTAGTAACTGGTCAAATCCAGCAGCATCAACTGTTGATATGTTGAAGTTTACTACTGGTGCTGTTTGTGTTGTTTGTTTTAAGTCTTGATTGGATATTACTTGGCCATTTTGATTTGGTATAAATAATTCTCTTCCTGATTCACCAACCATATAAGGTCTACCTGCATTTACTGCGCCACCTAAAGCTTTTCTACCATAATCCTCATCAAACAAAGTGTCCCCATCGGTCATACGATTGAATATGGCATTATCTCTAGCTTTAGATATATTTGCGCCAAAACTAGCAAACATTTTATCTATAATAAGTTTTTGTACTGCAATTCTTATAAGCTCTCTAACTATACTAGTTGCAAAATCTTTAAAGCTAGCCTTACCCTTTTCTAAAAACTGCATTGTTAAATCAGTTATGCCATCATAAGATTTTTTAATTACATCACTAATTTCATCTTGCATTGTTTTTATGCTGGTTACATATTTACTATAGCCTTCTTCAGCAGCTTTTAGGAATTTTTCAAATTCAGATATTGCACCAAAACCAGTTGCGGAATCTTCTTCTTTTCCATCCCTTCCTAGCAAAAAGTCAAAAAGAGTACGAGTCTTTGTTTTTTCTATTTTTTTATCTAAATAACCTTGAGCAGCAGATGCTATATCATCTATTTTTTTCTTATTTTTACTCTTAGCACTTTCAACATCACCAAGAATATCAAATTCATCGAATTGTTCAAAACCAAATAGAGAACTGATTAAATTAAATGATCTTATAAATTTATTAAGGTCTTCTTTTATAGAGTTAAAAGCATCCCTAAACCCCTGCCTTAAGGGTAATAGTAGAAGATCATGTAAAAATGTACTAATTCTTAAAAACGCTTCTCTTTTCTTTAAAACAAGAAAAGGAATCCATTTTTGCGTTATGAGTTTTACAGCGTGTATTATTTCATCTCTAAATATATAAATAGCTGTTAGTGCTGCTGTTGCACCAATAATAAATGCTGTAAATGGATTTGTTGCAGCAAAGATCAAGAAAGATGCTTTTAATGCAAGTAATGATTTTGCAATAGCAAGCATTATAGGCGGCAAAGCAACTAATGCTGGTATTAGTAAAGCATCTATATTATTTGCCAAGTGACCAACAAATCTAGCGATGGTTGAAAATGCTTTAGTTGCTTCTTCTATATCACCAATCATAAACTGGAAGTTGTTGCGTAAAGCAACTCCAGCTTGCCCTAGTGTCATGGGCATTTTTTGTATTTCTTTGTTTGTTTCTTTAGTGCCTGCAATAAGAATTGGCATAACAACTTCTGCTGTTAGTTTACCAGCATGTCCAAATTCTCTAAGCTCACCAATAGTCATATTTAAACCATCGGCTAACATTTTAGTAAGGATGGTATTGTTCTCCATTACAGAACGTAACTCATCCCCTCTCAAAGCACCTGAAGCAAGACCCTGTGCTAACTGCCTAGCAGAGTTATTTGCTTCTTGAGCATGAGAACCAGCAATAATGAAAGTATTAGCTACAGTTTGTGTAGCATCAGCTACATCTTTTTGAGTAGCACCTAAATGCTCTGTAGCTAAAGCAAGTCTTGTAAATAACATAGCAACAGCATCAAAATCTGATCTTGAGTCAGATGCTATTCTTCTCATGTGATCCATAGCGTTAGCAGTTTCGGATGCGCTACCTGTTAAAGCGTTCATCCTATTTGTAACACCAATCATCACATTGGATGCTTCTACTATTTCTCTTACACTAAATGCAGCAGCAACAACACCAGCAAGTTTTTTTACAGCATTTTCTGCCGAGTTCGCATTTCTGTTAAAACTATCAAATGCTTTTTTAGACTTATCGCTACCAAATATGGTAACAAATAAATCTGACTTACCTGTTGCTCGCATTATGCTCTTCCTTTATTTCAAGATAAGCTAACCAACCCTGAAACTCCTCTACTGTAATCTCATCAATTTCAGCTAGAGTTTTGTTTAGTTTTTCAGCTAAAGCATATTTAACATATAGCTGCTTATCTTCTATTACTTTTTTTTAACTTCTTCCTGTGAGATATTATTCATCATCTCACTAGACACTCTAATTAATACATCTCTATCTACCTTCTCCAATAAGGCTTTCTTATCAGCGATTGTAAATAACTTTTCTCCCTCTTTATCTAATGCTTTATAAATTAAAACATAGACTAAAAGCTGGACTTCATCATCTTTAGCTAGTTTCATAAATTTAGAAGTCTCTGAAAGAGTAATTGGCTTACAATAAATCTTTAAAGGATTATCTTCATCATCACCCCATTCAGGGACTTCTATAATTCTAGTTTCTATACTATCAAAATGTTTTCTTGCGTTATCTATTACTGACATGGTTTTATACTGTTGTTGTTGTTAAGTCACCAGTTCCCTGAATACTTAATGATGCTTCAACCATACCATCAAAAGATGCAGTTCTTGAAACACCTGTAACAATAGCATTACCGCTATAGTAAGTATCTGAAACACCTGCTGGATATAAATTGATTTCTATAGTATTTCCAACTACAAAAGCACCTTGACCATTAGTGTCTTCATCATCCCAAAAAACATCCAATGAGCCTGAGAAAGATTTTAAAGTAGCTATATGAGTTCTGCTTGCATCACCCATTGCTGTATCTTCTACAGTATCACTTGTATGTTCTAAAGAATATGATCTAACTTCACCAACGACATTAGCTCCGCCACTAGTACCTAGCTTTACAACACCATCATTTCCCTTAAATGTTGACATTTTCTTTTACCTCGCCTTTCGGCTTTTTCTTAGAAGAAGATTTAACTTTATCTTTCGACTGGACTGCTTCTTCTTTCCAACCCATTCCCAACATAGTTTCCACGTTTGATTGCGGAACTTCCATTGAAACTTTACCATTTGGACTAATTAATTTCATAATTACCTCCTATTATACTGCTATATCAGGATTGGTTTCCTGAACATAGTAGTTTGTTAAAAAAGTTAGAGTCGCATAGCCTACTGGTTGTTCTCCATCACCAGTATAGTCTATATCTGTTGACTCAATAAAAGTGTCTTTTGCCAAGCCACCTAGAGTTCTATCAGCAGCTATAGCTTCTTCAACCTCTTTACTAATTGTATCAATAGTATCATCAAAGTTGCTAGTAGCTTTGCAATATGCTTCTACTACTACTGAAAGCTCTCTGCTCATTACCCTATCAGCACCCATTACAACAGGCTCAGATGCTTCTGATTTTGTATAAATAACCAAAGAAGGTAGGGTGTCTTCTTGTAGTGTATAAACTCTTGACTCATAAACATTAGAGCCTGTAGTTGTAAGGCCTGTTAATGTAGTTCCAAAATATTCTCTGATTTGTTGTCTTACATGATTAGCCATTATTGAACCTCAAGTAGTAATGAAGTCATGCCTAAATTATCATGCTCGTAATTTATAACTTTATAAGTTGTTGATGGTTTTATTTGTGTACCATCTAAATTTTTAATAGCTGGTGCGACTATAGTGTCACCAAATGCTATGTTTGGTATGTCAGTAGTCTTAGCCTGTGCTACTGGTTGATACCCTTGAACTGGTAATCCTGCTGTATCTATATCTACATATTCTTGATTCAGGATTACGTTGATAGAAGAAGATGAACCACCTGTAGGTGTGTAGGTAATTTGAATACCATGACCATAGGTGGCATCTAGGTAGCCATCGAAATCTCTATCAAATTCCATTGGCATAATTATTTTTTAGCTCTAGTTTTAGGAGCTTTTACTTTAGAAGTTTTTAAGCCTACGCTTCTATCTTCTTTTTTAGCTTTAGGTTTAGCTACATGCACTTCTGCTTTGTTGTAAGCACAAAGCTCATGCCCTATGTTTTCAGGCAATTCAACA